AGTCTCCTGTTCATCAGACGGAATGCCCGAACCCCTATATCTTTGGGGCGAAGGATTAGACCGCTCTATGCCCACTACGCCGGATGAGGCAATGGCGCGAATTAGAATCTGCCAACAAAAAACCGGATGTTTCCATTGTGACGCTCAGATTCATCATCTGCACTTGATCCGCACTCGGCCATCGAATTTTCCTTACGACCCCGAGCATCCGCAGAAACTTCCGAATCGATGATGTGGTATAATGGGGGAAATATGAAAATCAAGAAAATGAAAATCTGTTCTGTGAAAGGCACAAAAATAAAAGGTCAGAAATTATTATTACCAGAACTAAGAGAAATAGGACCTCCTCTCCCGTTATCAAAAATTCAGAAATATACTTGGGAACTTGAATTTGATCGGCGCGTGAGTGCTCACGATTTGGCAATATTATTTGAGAAATTCGGTACCGTTTTTAATGAATGGCAGAAGACTATAAAGCTACCTAAGAAATAATTCCTTTCTTTTCCCTCCCTTTTTAATCCACCGAATAAATGGTTTGCGTCGGGCTTTACTAAATCCCCATACTGCGCTCGATGAATCACTATATCATCCAGGGGGCCTAACGGATGGCCGTGAATCCAGGCCGTGATGCCATACGGCATGGCGAATCCGTAGTATCCAGGCCCCCCTCTATCTCAAGCGACATGAATCTTAACCGACCGGCTAGAGCCGGAAGGGTAGGGCTGGGGCGGCTGGCTGCATTAGGGACCCGGCGGCCAGGAGAGACTCCCGCCCTGGCCCTATATGTTAGAACATGACAAATACAGAGAAGCGCGTCTATTTCTTCCGCAAGCTCAGCCAGCTTATCGAAATGGCGTTCATTGAGGATATCCAGCTCATGCCATTTAGATTCCATGCGACTTATGCGGAGGAGAAACAATACTACCTCGAAGGCAAGTCCCATATCGACCCGGACAATCATCCGACAAAGCATCAGCTCTGGCTGGCGATGGATCTGGTCATTATCAAAGACGGCGAATGCGTATGGGCCCGGATCCCGGAATATGAATGGCTTGGGAAGACGTGGAAAGAGTTGACATGCGGGCAGGGGCGCTGGGGCGGTGATTGGACCAGCCTCAACGATCCGTACCACTTCGAGCTGGGGGACGCATGAAAGATTTTATCGCCATTCTCACTATGAGCATTCAGCTTATGACGAATATATTCGCGGCCGTCAAGAAGGCCGAATCGGAGAAAGAGAAAGATGAGATCATCGCTGCGGCTCGTGCCCATGATCGTGATCGTCTGTTGGCTCTTTTGCATAAACAATAGTTGCCATCATTCGCCCGTGGTCATTATCCCGGCCCAAGTCGATATCTACGGCTTCATAGACGCGGGGGTTGTGACATGGGCGAAACCGTGGAGTGCGATGATGACGCCGGAGCATGGGATCATCGTGAGCGAAGGGCTGTTGCTTGAGTATCGGAAGCTCAGAACGATAGTGGACGGGATCAAATGAGGCCCCCCGATGCGCCGACTATTGAGTCTGGCCGGGTTCTGTATTGTCGGGATTGGTATGGATGTTCTAGTTGTTCTGTATTACAGAAGCATCCTGGCGCGAATGGTGGTTTTAGCTGCCCTTATTTCTTTTCTCTTAACGATTGTCCCACTTTTCGTAGCACAGTTGGGCATAACGAACAAGCGGCCGTCTATATTTTTAGTCTATGCGATCGGGGCGGCAATCGGAACGGTGCTTGGAATGATGATTCGCTTCTAGGGGGATAAAGAAATGCCACTCTCAGCCGGCGAGATAACAGCAATCGTGGTAGGGGTTGGAAACTTCACGGCATGGGCAAAGCTATTCTACGACGCCCGGAAGAACGGCAAGAATGGAAACGGGAGGCCGTGTCCGCTGCATGAGGGGTTGGCTCAAGAAATAAGAGATTTGCACAAAGAGAATCGGGATGACCATAAACAGATTTTTGAGGACATCAAAGGATTGTCAATCGCGGTTGCCGGGGCTGCTTCTGCCGCTGCCTCTGCTGCTGCCCTTGCTGCAACGAAGATAGAGAGATGACCATTCTCAATTTTGATAGCCGGGCGGCCGGGGGTTTTCTGGTCCTCCTTTTGCCTCCGGCCGTATCCCCGGCGTGATGAATGATGAAAGTTGAGTTCCAGGCTCAGATCAAGCGGCTCCAAATGGTGATCGATGCTTGCGGCGACAAAGGCGGCAAGGTGGACCTGGTATTCAGGGATGAGGAGAAAACATTCGAGGCGCTTAATCGCCTTATGAAAAGTGACTCCGAGATCAGGGTGCTTATAAGTGATGAAAAGATTATCTGAGCAACACAAATTAAGAATTAGCCAATCTTTAAAAGAAAACAGTAATCGTCGTGGAACAAAAGACCCCGAAGAAACGAAGGCAAAAAAGAGCGCGGCCTTAATAGGAAATAAAAATAGATTTGGGACGCAACAATCTGAACAAACGAAAAAGAAAATTAGCGTGGCTAATACTGGGAGAATTAAATCGGATGGAGAAAGGAAAAATATTAGCCTCGGTCAAATAGGCAAAAAATACAGCGAAGAAACCAAAAAGAAAATGAGCATAGCACATATGGGCCAAATTGCATGGAATCGGGGGAAGAAAATGAGTGAATCAGTTTGTCTAAAAATGACCGGCCCTCGCCCACAAAGCATGAGGGAAAATCATCCTCGTTATCTCGGTGGAAGAAAATTAAAGTCTGGATACGTAAATATATTGAATCCCAATATCAAAAATAACGAAAGAGCAAGATTTATTCTCGAACATAGATTAATAGCCGAAAAAGCCCTCGGGCGTCCGTTAAAACAAAATGAAATGGTTCATCATGTTAATGGAATAAAAAGCGACAATAAAAATCGGAATCTTTTAATTTGTGACCGAGCCTATCATCGTTGGCTTGAACAACATATGGCGAATCTTTATAAGGTCGAGCATTTTGTGAGGGCAACGGGATGAGTGACAGCAAGCGTGTGAATACTGCGAATTTAAGGCCGTTTAAGAAAGGCTTTGACCCGCGCAGAAATAAAGGCGGCAACCTAAACGCTGAAGCTCAAGCCTATGAGATTCGGTTTCGCAATGCGCTTGCTAAGGGGCTGGCTCCCAAAGACTTCGCGGATATCGTTATTGAAGACGTTCGACGCCATAGGCCGGGGGCAAAGGAATTCTATGCTGACCGGCTCATGGGCAGAGTAACGCAACCCGTGAGCGGTAACATGACAATGGACGGCAAGCTCATCGTGGAGTTCGTGGAGACACGGGGATGAGGATTCGCATATCCAAATCATTCAAGCCCGCGCTAGGGGATCAGCATCGCTATCTCGTACTATGCGGGGGACGTGGCTCTGGCAAGTCGGAGTTCGCCGGACGCAAAATATTCTACCGATGCGAGACTGAGGGCGGCCATCGCTATCTCATCATGCGGAAGGTCCGCAAGACGCTTATCAATTCCGTCATCCCCGTCATGCGTACAATCCTAGCAGAGAATCAGATCGCCTATCAATACAACAAAAGCGACAGGACGATTACCTTCGCTGGGCCTCACGGCATGAGTGAGTTAGTATTTGAAGGAATTGACGATCCCGAAAAGATCAAAAGCATAAAGGGCATAACATCGATATGGCTTGAAGAGACCACCGAGTTTTCAGAGGATGACTTTCACAAGATTGACCTATGCTTGCGTGAGCAGGGTCCGGGTTACAAACAGATAATTATGTCATTCAATCCACAGGAAGTTGAAGCGAGGTGGCTCAAGGATATGTTCTTCGGCCCCATACCGAATCCCGACGCATTTGTCCATCATTCGACCGTCGAGGACAACCCGATAGCAGAGATACGGGCCGAGTATGTCAAGACGCTTGACGCGCTCAAGGGTCAGGATGAGGCACTCTGGAAAATATCGCGGCTCGGGTTATGGGCGTCACGCTCGGGCCAGATATTCGGATGGGACGTCCAACCTTTGCCGCAGCTCTCATTCGATGAGATTTGGTATGGCGGCGACTTCGGATACAGCGTTGACGAGGCGGCCGTTGTCAAGATTCATCGAAAGGCCGATGAGTTCTGGCTTGAGGAAGTGCTCTATCAGAAGGGGCTGACGAATCAGGCGCTTGCTGCCGAGATGAAAACTCGGGGTATCAATGGGCAGATGACCTATTTTGACGCAGCTGAACCGAAGTCGATAGAGGAATTACGGCAAGCAGGCATAGTTGTCCAGCCCTGTGATAAGGGACCGGACAGCGTAAGGGCGGGGATCGACTTCCTGAAATCGAAGAAGATTCACATCGTCGAGGGATCGTCCAATCTCTACAAGGAAATGACCGGCTATTGCTGGCGCAAGGACAAGGGTGGGAATCCATTGCCGGAGCCGGTCAAGTTCGACGATCACCTTATGGATGCGGCTCGATACGGGATATATACGCATTGCGCGAAGCCGACTCCGATGATCTGGAGGGTAAGATGATAAAACCCATTGTGATTCAGGGCGACTGGGAAAAGTTGAGAGGGCGAAGAATATATCGTTGCAGTAAGTATTATCACCCTGAACATGAACATCGTTGGAAATTGGCGGCTTTTCTTTGTAGGCGATATCACTGTCTCTTTGAAGAGGTTGTGATTGAGAAGGAAATCCGTTAAGGGGAACCTAGATGAAATGGCCGTTTAGGATAATCAAAACGCGGAGCTTGGCCGAGATGCAGAAGATCGTTGAGATGCAGAAGAAAGCCGGGGCGGATACGCTTGTCCAGTATCAGGCCGGTATCTACTACCTAGGCACGTCCACTCAAGGCAACCAGCGGCTCAAGGATTACGTTCAAGCCTATCGCATCTGCGATACCGTCTATTCCTGCGTGAACCTGATCGTGCAATCCGCCGTCCTTGTGCCGTGGTATGTCTATCGGGACAAGGGCGACGACGTGGAGGAGGTCGAGAAGCATCCGCTCGTTGACTTCATGGATAGTCCGGGCCCCGGTATGGACTGGACGGAATACCTGACGCGCTCGTTGAGCTTTTTCCTCACGACCGGAAACTCATACACGCATAAACTTGTCGGCTCGTTCGGCAAGTTCGGGCAGGTCGAGGTGTTGCGACCGCAGCACATGACGATCAAGGACGACAGGGGCAAGATCACGTCATACGAGTATAGGATTGGCGGCCAGCTCATCGTGTTTCCGGCCGAGGAGATAATCCATGTCAAGACGTTCAATCCTGAAGACTCGCTCTATGGACTCGCGCCGACTCAGGTGCTTGCAAAGAAGATCGATATCTCGCAGTTCGGCGAGCTCTGGACCGTTGCATTGCTTGAGAACGAGGCTAGGCCGAGCGGCGCGCTCACAATCGAACAGGGGCTCAGTCCTGAGCAACGAGACAAGCTCAAGCAGGAACTCAAGGATGAGTATTCAGGCTATCAGAATGCCGGGAAGCCGCTTATGTTGGAGGGCGGTTGGAAGTGGCAATCGTTCGCTATAACGCCGAAGGAGATGGAGTTTCTCAATTCGAAGAAAATCACCATGCGCGAGATATGCGCTGCATATAAGGTTCCCCCCGAACTATTAGGGGACAATGAAAACAAGACCTATAGCAACATCAAGGAGGCGCGGAAGGCGCTGTATCAGGAGGCGGCACTGCCGTTACTCGGAAAGTTCAAATCGGCGCTCAATCGTGAGCTTGTGCCGATGTTCGATAAGAGCGGCGTCTATCTCGATTATGACGTGAGCGGGATCGACGCGCTGAGTGAGGACTTGGACTCGCTATGGGAGCGGGTGTTGAGCGCGAAGCGTGAGGGTACGATCACGCGGGGCGAGGCTAGGGAGGAGATGGGGTATGGCGAGTTGCCGGGTGAGGATGTGCTGACTGAGGGGATAGCGGTTGTATCGACTCCCGTGAGCGAATTGGGCAAGGAGCCGGAGCCTGTACCCACTCCTGCACCTACACCCGCGCTTATACCCGAGCCTCCGCCTAAATCTGCATCTATCCTCATCAAGTCCAAAGGTCCGTTGTTCTGGCAGAACCCGGAGCGCAAACGGGCGAAGTGGGATTTGTTTCATACGAACGTCAAAGCACGTGGCAAGAGCATCGAGAAGATTGCGCGTGAGTTCCTGACGAAGCAGGCCGAGGCGGTCATTGAGGCAGTTAAGAAGCATTCGGCATTTCGGGATATCGGATACAACCTACTGCGCGTAGAAAGCGAATCCGAGCGGTTTGCACGCATGGCGTTGCCGTGGGCGATTGATACCGCAAAGCATGGCATAAGCTCGGGGTTGGCCGCGGCGCGGGGTGAGCTTGAGATTGCCAAGGAGTTCAAGTTCGCATGGACACCGGAGTATGAACAGAAGCTCAGGAAGATGGTGCTCAAAAGCGGGGCGAAGATAACCGAGTCGCGGCTCAAGGAAATCTTCATGGTGCTCGATCAGGCCGAGACTGAGAGCTGGACATACGAGCAATTCACGCAGGAGCTATGGTCCAGGTTCAAGGATAAGTTGCCGTGGGAATGCCGACGGATTGCGCTGACTGAGAGCGCCAAGGTTGAGAACTTCGGAGAGCTTGAGGGCTACAAGCAGACCGAGTTTATCGAGTTTAAGGGCTGGCTCTGTTCGTTCCTTGAGTTGTCGCGTGACGCGCACATCGAGGCCGATGCCAAATATCGAGACGACCCGATCCCGCTCAATCAGAGCTTTGAGGTAGGCGGCGAGCCATTAGATTTCCCAGGCGATTCGTCAGGATCACCGGGGAATATTATTAACTGCCACTGTAATCTGTATCCGGCAGTTAGGGAGTTGTGAAGATGGAAACTAAAGTTTTTCGTATGTCGATAAAGGAGATGGATGAGGAAGGCAAGTTCCAGGGTTACCTCAGCGTGTTTAACAACGTGGACTATGGCGGCGACCTTGTGGAGCCGGGAGCGTTCAAGAAGACACTTTCAGAGAATAAGGCATTCCCCTTGCTGTGGGCGCATTCCGCGCAAGAGCCGAGCAACATCATCGGCACATTCCACGGCAAAGAAGACAAACACGGACTCTTGATTGACGGCGAGTTTTTCCTGGATCAGACCGGAGGCCAGGAGGCGCATGCCGTAGTTAAGAAGCTCTATGCAAAGGGCGTCAAGGTCGGGCTCTCCATCGGCTATAAGGCGATCCAATGGGAGATGGAGGAAGCGGAGAAGCAGACGATTCGCCGACTGAAAGAGGTTCAGCTATTCGAGGGAAGCATGACACTTTTCCCGATGAATGATCAGGCGCTTATCCAGGCCGTCAAGGAAGGGTTAGAGCAAAAGCCGTATCCGAATAATCACGCCTGTGTGATTGACGCTTCGCTTGAGGTTGTCGGCTCACAAACACGAAAACACAACGGCAAAGAATATACCGTCCGTATCGGCAAGAAGAAAGGCGGCGGGAGCGGCGATCATTCCTATCTCTACCCTAAAGATACGTGGTCAGAGGCGGAGGCCCGCGCCCATTGCAAAGACCATGAAGGCACGTTCGAACCTGCCAAAGAGAAGGGAATCGAGTTTCGCTGCGGCTCATGCGGCGAGACTGTTTTAGTCATAGCAACAAATCCCGAACCGGATGCAAAGGCAATCGACACGAAGGAACCGGCTCCAGCCATTCCTGCGGACGATCCGCCAAAAGAGAATGAGGAAGATCGAGTACAACTTGAATTCCTCAAACAATTCGCTGGTACGGGTTTTGAATACTGGAGGAAAAAGTGAACGAAGAAATTAAAAAAGTAAACGACGAACTCCAGGCTGGCATTACGGCGATCCGCGACACGCAGAAGACTCTCGAAGGAAAGCTCGGCGAGAAATACGACAAGGCAATGCTCGACAAAGAGCTTCAACCTGTCATCGATAAGGTCGAGAAAAAGATCGACGAACTCGAAGTCGGGCTCAAGAGGGTCAATACTGTGACGCGGGATGTCAAAGAGGCCAGCCCGGAGCACAAATCGCTCATCGAACAACTGCGCTACGGCAGATGCGAGAAACCGGAATTTCTTAAAAAGGCCAATCCACCCGAAACAAAGGTGATGAAGATCGGCGACGACACGACCGGCGGCTACCTGGCATCGCCCGAAATGGACGGCGGGATACTCAAGACGATCACGGAATTCTCCCCTGTCCGTACTGTTGCGTATGTTCGAACGACCGGCAGGGAAAGTGTCAAGGCTCGTACGCGGACGGCGCAGTTCGCGGCCAACTGGGAGGGTGAAGCTGCGAACCAGGCCGAAACAACCGGCTTGACCTTTGGGATGGAAACAATTCCGACACATGAACTCCGCGCCTATTGCGATGTCACGAACTGGGATCTTGAGGATTCTGACTTCAACTTTGAACAGCTCCTTAATGACGAGTTCGGCGAACAGTTCGGGGTTGCTGAAGGAACCGCTTTCATCACCGGCAACGTAACGACTCGGCCTGAAGGGATTCTGACCAATGCCAATGTCGGCACGGCAAACGCCGGCAACGCGACGGTCATCACGGCTGACGGGTTGATCGGGATGTATTTTACGCCGAAGTCCGGTTATGCCGGGAATTTCAAATGGCTCATGCGGCGTACGACTATGGCCGCTATCTGCAAGCTCAAGAACAATAACGCTGACTACCTGCTCAAGCGGCTCGGCGATACCCCGGTCTGGAATATTCTGGGTTCGGATGTTATCGAATGCCCGGACGTTCCGGCCGAAGCGAATGCAGCCTATCCGGTTATCCTTGGCGACTTCCGGCGCGGCTACGAGATCGTTGACAGGGTTGGGATCACCGTTTTGCGCGATCCTTATACGCAGGCCCACAAAAGCACCGTTCGGTTCCACGCCCGCAAGCGCGTAGGTGGTAAGGTCATCATGGCCGAAGCCATCTACAAGATGCTGGTCCAGGCGTAAGGGGAGGATAAGATGAAAGACCTATATCATGATTTCAGATCGACTTATGTGATCGCCCCTCAAACACTCACCACGGCAAACGCGAACGGGACAGGGACAGACCTTCTCGGCTATCGAGGCGCATTGATGATTGTTCATCTTGGAGCGGTTGGCGCAAACCAGGGCGGATCAAACAACTGTACCATTGGATTTTTCGAGTCCACCAACAACTCCGTTTTCAGCGCCATCGCCGATACCGACCTCATCGGGGGCAACAACACTGCGGCGATTACCGCGAACGCATCGGCCAATGCTACGATCCAGCGTTCATATATCGGGTCGGCCCGGTATGTCACGATCAGGATTGCAGTGGCAGGCACGATTTCTTTACCCGTTAGTGGCGAAGTTGTGAAGGGCTTCCCGCTCCATGCTCCTATTGCATAAGTGAAGAACTAGGGAAAGGGGCCGCTAACCACGGCCCCTCATCCCGTTAAGGAGAAACGATGAAGATACGGATGTTGAGAACGGAACGTTCGAGCCCGGACGGGATTCGGGTCGAGACCTATGAAGCGGGCAAGAAATACGACTTCCCGGAGAATCGGGCGTTGGCGTTCATCGCGGCTGGATGGGCCGAGGAGGACAAGGACATGGGCGGAGCGCCGGAGACTAAGACGGAGGACCACGTGCCGCCCCCGATAAAGGGGCGCTTTCTTAGGAGGAAATAATCATGGCTAGCTACCTAAAATTTCAGGACTTCGTTGAGCAATTATGGCGCGGCAACCATGACTTTGCCAACGATGTGACGAAAGTATATCTCTCGAATACGACGGCTAACAACACGATGATCTCGAAAGAAAACCTTGCGGAGATCGCGGCGGCCAATGGCTACAACACGGCCAACGTCTCGCAGAACATCGCAGAGGCGGCAGGAGTCGTATCGATCAAAGGCGTGAGCGTGACATGGACCGCAAACGCAGGAAACTTCGGGCCGTTTGATAAAGTCGTATGGTTCAATGCCAACACTGCGACACCGGCCAATGGACTCATTTCGTGGTGGGAATACGGCTCAAGCATTTCTTGCAACAACGGCGAGTCGTTCACCTGGCAGACACCCGCGAACAACCTGCTTGCAAACTGCGCATGACCGATGAAGTGGAATTGAGGAAAGTCAACGGTGCGGCGAATCCATGCTGTGCAGAACCGGCTAATATTTTTATTGTACCGACGGAGAAACCGGATTTCATTATCCGGCGGTGCCGGGTTTGCGGATGCAATCACTATTTGCTGATAGCCGATCCTGGGAAGTATCAGAGGAAGTTGGCAACGTGAGGTGACGCATGGGCTATGTAGCCCCCGAGATTGACGGATGGATGAGTACCGGAGCCCTGGAATGGCTCTATGAAACGGCGCAAAAGATGAACTCTATCGTAGAAATTGGATGCTGGAAGGGGAAGTCCACTCATGCACTGTTGTCCGGCTGCAAAGGCCCGGTGTTTGCCGTCGATCATTTCAGGGGGAATCTAGAGGAGCAAGCGAGCGCACATAAAGAGGCTAGCCTATGCGATATCGGTGAACAGTTCAAGAAAAACGTCGGACATTTTAAGAACCTCGTACTCATGCGGATGGATAGTACAGAGGCGGCAAAGTATTTCGCGCCGGATTCGGTGGACATGGTATTCATCGACGGGAGTCATTTGGTGGAGGCGGTCATGGCTGATGTTGCGGCATGGCTCCCGAAATGCCGACGGCTCATGTGCGGGCATGACTCCTCATATGAAGCAATTAAGGGCGCTCTAAATAATTTGGGATTAGTCCATAAGGACGATAAGCCCGGAGGGATTTGGGTTATCGAATATAGAAAAGGAGGCTAAAAAAGGAGCCTATGAAAAAGACTATCTACACGCTTAACCTACACCCGGAGAAGTACGCGGATATCACGGCGATCACCTATCCGTTGCTCAAACACTATGCCAAAAAGATCGGCGCTGAGTTCGTCGAGATCACAGACCGGAAGTTTCCCGAATGGCCGCCGACATTCGAAAAGCTCCAGGTCTATGAGCTTGGCAAGGCGGCGAAGAACGACTGGAATATCTTCTTCGACGCTGACGCCATGATTCACCCAGACACGGCGGACTATACGGCACTATTGTCGCGTGATACCTGCGCGCACAATGGCGCGGACATGGCGGCTTTCCGGTTCAAGTATGACAAGTTCTATCTGCGTGACGGCCGCAACATTGGGAGTGCGACATGGCTATGTATCGCAAGCGACTGGACGATTGAGATGTTCGAGCCACCCAAGGACATCACTCCGGCGGAAGTCGAGAAGATGATTTTCCCGACGACCAACGAGCTCAAGAACGGGGTCGAACCGATCCGGTTAGTAGAAGATTTCATTGTCGGCAGGAATATCGCCAAGTACGGATTAAAGTTTACAACACTCAAAGAGTTGAATGTCAAACTTGGACTCGGCGATCTGTGTCATTTCTTCCATATCTACGCAACGTCGAAAGAGATCAAGATCACGAAGATGATGCAAGTCCTTCAGGCGTGGGGGTTGGCCGAATAATGCGCTCACTTGTTGATATGGACACGATCCAAATTGAAATAGTTTCCCTCTGCCGCTTTTCCTGCTCTAACTGTACGCGGTTCTGCGGCCACTATGAGCCGTGGTTCATGCCGCTCGACCAGTTCAAGCAGGCCGTCGATAGCATGGTCGAGTATCCGAAAATGACGGGTATGCAGGGCGGCGAGCCGTTATTGCACCCGGAGTTCCCGGCCATGTGCGCGTACCTGCGCGAGAAGATCAAGCCGGAGCAACTTGGGTTGTGGACGACGCTCCCCGAGGGGTTCGAGCATTACCGGGAGGATATCTGCGCGACGTTCAAGCACATCTTTATTAACGACCATTCGCGGCCCGATATCTTCCATCATCCTGTTCTTGTAGGGGTCGAGGAGATAGAGCCGGACAAGAACAAGATGTGGCAGATGATCGACCATTGTTGGGCGCAGGAGAGTTGGAGCGCAAGTATCTATCCGAACGGCGCGTGGTTCTGCGAGATTGCGGGGAGTATGTCGATGCTGTTCGGTGAGGGCAAGGGCTGGCCGATTGAGCCGGGCTGGTGGTGGAGGATTCCGGCAGACTTCCGGGAGCAGATGGATATGTTCTGCTCGCGCTGCGGGTTCCCGGCGAAGGTGAGGAGGCGTTGTAGCCAGGACGGGATCGACGATATCTCGCCCAAGAATTATGAACGGCTGAAGGACAAATCGCGCAAGATCAAGCGCGGCAAGTATGAGATTTACGATTTCGAACAGAAAGACAACACGATGGCCGAAGCTCCATTGGCCCGTTACAAGGATACATACTACCGCGACAGGATAGCACGGCGTTATGGGATGTATGTCGTGGTGAACGAGGAGCATTTCTGGACGCCGTATTTGCTCAAGGGCTGGAAGAAAGGCGAGCCGGGCGAGTGCAACGCGAACAAGCCGGTCATGGAACTCTATGAGAAGTTTTGGCCAACGGGAGGCCCAGCATGAAAGTCTTAGTGGCCGGCGGAGCGGGATTCATCGGCTCGAATCTCTGCGGGCGGCTGATTGAGTACGGGCATACGGTCTATTGCATGGACAACCTTTGCACAAGTTCGGCGGAGAATATCAGCGACTTGTATTCAAACAATAGGTTCCATTTCATTCCCGGTGATGTGTCGAAGTACGTCCCCGAGGTCTTGATTAACCAGATTTATAATTGTGCGTCACCCACGGCGCCGGGTCATTACCAGCGAGTGCCGGAGGCCACGATGGAGGCGAATGTCAAAGGGACAGAAAACTTGCTGAGGCTCGCGGAAAAACAAAAAGCAAGGATGCTCCAAACTTCGACGATCCGCGTGACGGAGGAGCTTGAAAAAACAGTATGCGTGACGGATTCCTGCATCGATGAGATAGAGAATCCTCATGCCTGTTATGTTGAGGGGAAGCGGAGGGCAGAGGAATTGTGCCGTCAATACTTCGAGAATGGAGTTGATGTCAAAGTGGCCCGGCTATTCAACACCTATGGCCCGAAGATGAGCCGGAATGATTCGCGGGTTGTTCCTCAATTCGTCATGCGCGCGCTGCGCGGTGATCCGCTCCTCATTGTGGGCGAAGGGGTACAGAGGGATTCGTTCTGCTATGTGAGCGATATGCTCGAAGGGCTTGTGGCTTACATGAACTCGGATATTAAATTCGGCCCGGTAGAGTTCGGGTATCCCGAGCCGATATCGATTCTAGATTTGGCGAAGCTCACAATAGCAACGCTTGGCTCGAAGTCGGAGATCGTGTTTAACGGCATAGGAAGAAGCGAGAGAGAGTTGGCGGCCAAGATGAAACGGCCCGTTCCGAATACCAACGAGGCGCGGTTGAAACTCAGCTGGATACCGCGAGTGCCGCTTGAGGCGGGGATACGGGCATTAGCGGATTACTACAACGGAGGTTAGAATGAAAAAACTTTGGGTCTGGATTTTGGCGGCGGTTCTGTTCGTGGGCCTAGGCTTTGCCCTGGCCCGGATCATCGGCGGCAAACCGTCGATTGAGCACCAGTACCAGTTTAGCGTTCAAGTTAATGCAATCGGCGATTTTCTTTGCACGGTGACGCCGACGGTGCTGACGCTGAATAAGGGCGACAGTGGGATGGTTACGATTACGACCTCTGCAAGCGGCGGGTTTGACGGCCAGATTTATTTCAAGGTTGCCGGGCTTCCCGATGGATCATACTCATTTTCGGCGAGCCCGATAAACCCCGGCCAGTCCGTGACGCTGACAATTAACTCTGCGATGCTCACAACGAACACGATGTACGTTTGCCAACTTGTCGCGGCGGACGGGCCGTTCGAGGAATAGCAGGAGTTTAAATGGCTGTTGCACTTGTCGGCGGAAGCGTAGTTAGCGGATACGGGTCGAGTACGCCCGTAACGCTTTCGAGCTATCCGATCAGCGCTTCCGGTCCGAATACAATGCTTGTTGTCCTGGTTCATGCGTCCCCGAAATCGTCCGACGTTTCTTCGGTTTATTGGAATACCAGCGAAGCACTGACGCCGATTGGTTCAAAGGAAAGCGCGAGTTATCACGAGGTTTGGGCGTTTCGGCTTTTGAACCCCACGGCGACAACGGCAAACATCGTTGTGAATTATAGCGCGGCCCCGAGCTACGGAAGTTATGTTGTGGCATTTCTTTTGACCGGGGTGGATTCGGGAACGCCGACCTCCGACAATACGGACGGCGCGGGAACGGGGGCAACATCGTCGGTTGCGGTTCCAAACTGCGCGGCGGACGATATGGCCGTTGCCGTGGGGGGATGCGAATACAATGTCGCAAGTTATTCGACGACGACGGGGACAACTTTATCAAATGGTCTTGGCCCGAACTGGGCGGATAGTGGCTCGGCCTACAACGCGGGAAGCGGGAGCGTCACGGTGGCGTTTAGCCATCACAGCGCCGAATATTGTATTTTCGGATTCAGGATTCATGCGACGGCGGGCGGCGGTGGCGGCGATACTATTAAATTGAGATGGACTAAATAAGATGACTATATATTATGTTGATTCCTCAATAACCGATACTCATGTAGCGAGTGCTACGCCGGATTTTACGACCTATAATCCCGTTACTTTTGAAACAGACACCGGGACGGCATCGGTCTATAAGACGATAGCGGATATCAACGTCTGTACGTTCTCGGCGGGGGATTCGATCCTTTTCCGCAAGGGGCAGACTTGGGCCGAACAGTTGACCACCCCCTCATCGGGGAGTGCGGGATTGCCCATTACCTTCGGGGCATATGGAAACGGGAATGATCCGATAATTGACGGTGAAGATACAAGAGATAATTGCATTAACTCTAATGGCAAAGATTATGTGACTATAGATGGCATTGACTTGACTCAAGCCGGGAATGTCAATCAGGGAGTTGTCTTTATTCTAAGTGGTTCAAATAATTTTACGGTTCAATATTGTAGTATCCACGATGGACTTGGATACGGCGTTATATTTAATTGGGATGCTGGCGCATCTAATATTGTTGACGGTAATGCAATCTATAATAACGCCAAAAATGGAATTTCGTCTTATATTCATTCGGCATCTACCTTAGGAAACGAAACATACATCAAGAATAATACGGTTTATAACAACCTCCGAGATGGAATTCATATTAGGGCGCATTATTGGATCGTGGAAAACAATGAAGTTTATGATAATGGTTCCCTTGCTGGCACCTATGTTGGGATTCATTGCTATTCCGAATCGGCCGAAAACTCAGGCGACAATAATATCATTCGATATAATTTAGTTTATAATCAGGTCGGCGGGGGAAACGATGGTTCTGGAATTGGGATAGATCAATATTGTGACAACAATCAGGTTTATTTTAATATTATTTACGGATGTGATGGGCCGGGGATTTATGCCTATGATTCAGATGGGATATCTATTTTAAATAATACTTGTTATAACAATTTGGCCGATAGCGGGGGACAACATACTGATTTAGCGGAAATTCTTTTGATTTCCTCAGTCTCTGATCGTTGCACAAATATTGTACTCAAAAACAATATTGCTCAAGCGGCAAGGGCCAATGTTTATGCAATAAAAGTAGATAACGAAACCTATGATAATACACTAACTATTACAAATAACTGTTGGTATGCGCTAGCAACCAACTGGTATTTCTGGAACGCAACTGGCGGGGCAACGTTGGCAACGTGGAACGCCCTGACAGGCGTTGGGACCGACATAAATTCCGATCCCCTCTTTGTCTCCACCGCAACCCCCGACTTCCACCTCCAATCCTCCTCCCCCTGCCGCAACGCCGGGGTGAATGTCGGACTGATGGAAGATTATGAGGGAAGTTTTGTCGAGGCCCCGCCTGAGATTGGGGTTTATGAATACGAGAGTGGAAAGCACCTTTGGATGGCCTTGGAAAAATAAATGGCGACTCGAATATATCTTCCCAGCACCGGCGCGGCGGCCGTCACGCCGACGAACTGGCTCATTACTCCGGCTGCAAATAACTATACCTATGCCGGGGTGCTGGCAAAAATATCGAGCGCATTTGCCAACCGAAGCCAAGTCACAACAACCGCCAACGCCTATACTTGGGCTGTTGCGCGATACGTTCTCGGGCCGCTTGACGCCGTACAGATTTCGGGGACGGTCGAAGCTGTCGTCCGCTGTTATGAGAATAATGCTCAGGCGAATTGTACGCTGGCGATGGGGATACATATCATCCAAGCGAACGGTGCGAACCGCTCAACGTTGCTTGTCAACACCCATTCCGATTCAGCGGCGGCGAATTACGAATTCACAACGACGCTTTCGTCCAAACGCTGTTATACAACTTCTGAGACAAGGCCGCCTACGCTATCGAATCAAACGCCGACAGTGGGCGATTATCTGGTCATCGAACTCGGCTTTTATCGTGTCAATGGAGCGAACAACCGCTCGATCTCGATCAACGTCGGCGATAATAATGCGAACGATTTGCCGAATGCCGACGGCGATGCAAACGCCTTCTGTCCGTGGGTCGAGTTCTCGGGGAATATTGGATGGTATGCCCCGAATAATTATAACCTAAGTTGCGATCCGGCAAGTTTCTCGATAGGTGGTGAAGCAACTACATTCCTACGCGGTTATTCTGTAGATGCCAATGCCAACTCATACGCCATTACAGGTCAGGCCGCCACGCTGACAAAGGCTTTAGTCCCGGCCAATGCAGAGGCGGGAACGTATGCGATTACCGGCGTAGATGCGACACGGGAATTTGTCGCGGCGGCCAATGCCGAAGGCTATGCCGTCACGGGCCAAGCCGTTGACTTGAATCGCGGCCGGAGGCTAGACGCCGAAGCCGGGGCGTATAACTACACCGGACAGACTATAAGTGTCGGCCGGAGTTTTGCACTTGCCATTGAAGCTGGAATCTATACCCATGCCGGACATGATGCGACATTCGTTCGCCATATTCCCGCAGATATCGGAGCTTATGCCTATACTGGGCAGGACGCGACATTCGCCATTGGAAGGGCAATGCCCGTCGATCCCGGAGCATATCTTGTTACCGGTCAACCCGCGACATTTCCCCGAGGATGGGTCATTGCCATTGATCCCGGTGCTTATAACGTAGCAGGTGAGGGATTCACGCTTGTCTCGGCGCGAGTGCTTCCAGTCGAACTCGGAAGTTATGCCATAACGGGCTTGGAAGCGACACGCAGACAAATGATGTCGGCCGATCCCGGTACTTATCTCATATCCGGGCAAGATTGCATTTTCGTCATGGGCGGGAACGTCATCATGTCGATTGACGCCGGCACTTATACCGTGCTTGGTCCAGCCGTTGATTTCCTGCGCGGACGAGCAATGCCAAGCGAGGCCGGATCGTATGGCTTGACCGGGCTTGCCGCCGGATTTGCGAGGGGATGGGTGATCATCGGCGATCCGGGAACGTATTCCATGACCGGCCGGACAAGCGATTTACTTAAAGGCAGCCGGATCGACGCGGGCGCGGGCGCGTATCTCCTATCAGGTCAATCCGCACAGATGCTACTTAATCGAATCATTGCCTCGAACGCCGGAACCTATGCGGTGACAGGCCCAACGCTTGATCTACTCAAAAACGCCGTCCTTGATACCTCATCCGGGCTTTATGTAGTGACGGGCGAAGAAGTGACTATCGCTTGGGGACCGTCATTCGTTGTGCCGCTTGTCATCCATATCGACGGTCGGAAATTTATCCGCGATCTCGACAAACGGCTCAAGATTGCGCGGCTTGAAGCGAGTCCGAAGATTCGGGATGTGGACAAGAGGAGATAACGATGGGACACGATATACGCGAAAAACGGGCGAACGAGTCTTACTATCTCGGGTTTGACTTCACGGCCGATTTAGGCACGAATGAAGAAATAGCTTCCGCTACAGCCACTTGCTCGAATGGCTTGAACTCCTCGGGCAGTCCGGTACTATCGGCAAACAACACTCAAGCCAGCCTATATGTCTCAGGCGGTACGGCCGGCAATTATTACAGTATCACGCTCAAGGCAACGACAAACTCGAAC